TGAACCGCGAACTGGTGCTTATTGTTAAAGAGGTGATCTGATGAAGTATCCCGTTATAAAGCGATTTACCTGCAAGCTGGACAGCCGCCGGTATAAACCCGGCGACACATACGAAACGAGCGACCCCGAGAGGGCCGCTTTTTTGATCGACATGGGGCGGATCGGCCCGGCGGCAGAGGCACCCCCCGATGAACCCATTCACGTCGGTGGAGGCTGGTATCAACTTGCTGACGGTCGCAAGGTGAGGAAATCCGAACTGCCGGGCGGTGAGTAACTATGCCCGTCGAAACCACCTTCGAAGTCGAAGGCATGGACGAATTTATCGACACCGTCGACAAAATGATTGAGGGCATCAAGCCGGACAAGATCGAACCGGTCCTGGACAAAGCCGCCGGAAAAATCGCGAGAGAAGTACGCGCTCGCGCTCCTGTTGGCCCGACCGGGAACCTGAAAAGAGCCGTCAAAAAGAAGAAGCTGCAGCGCTGGTTCGGCAGCCCTGCTCCCGTCATCGTGGCAATCGACAGGAAAAAAGCGCCTCATGCCTGGCTGGTGGTTCATGGCACGTCCGGTGTCCGCAGGGTGGACCCGCCGCAGATGGTCAAAATCGGCGGGCAACCTGCGCTGATTACCCAGACCGGCATCATGCCGCCGAATCGCTTTTTCTCCGAAGGCATTGAGGCCAAGCAGGGCGAGGCGCTCTCAACCATCGAGAAGGGTGTCGAGAAAATTCTGGAGGAGGCGATGAAGTGAACATCAAAGTCGAAACCGCCAAGCGTCTCCTGGCTGTAACCGCTTTGGAAGCGATCACTGGCACCCGAATCTATCGCGGCAACCGCCTCCCCCGGAATCAGTCCTTGCAGCCGCCGCACGTGATCATCTGGCAGCTCTCAAAGTCTCCACGCTACGACCACGACGGCTATTCTGGCCTGACCGATGTGACATTGCAAATATCCTGCTTCTCGCCGGACCCCGATCAGGCCGACACGATGGCTGCCCTGGTCCGTGCCTCAATGGAATCCTGGCCGACGGAATCCGTCGATATTGACAGCGTGTTTATCGAGGATGAATCCGAAAACTTTGAGCAAGAAACCGCGATCCACCACGTCGCCTTAGATGTGGCGATTGCCTATCATGAATAAGGAGGTTTAAGCATGACCGAAGTCGCACGCAAGACCCACGGAACCAAACTGAAGCGCGGTGACGAATACGTTGCGCGGCTCTTAAATATCAGCCCCCCGGAACTCTCACGGGATGACATCGAGGTAACCGATCACGATTCGCTGGACAGCACCAAGGAGTTTATCCCCGGCCTGAAAGACGGCGGGGAGGTATCAGTCGAGGGCCACCTGATCCCGACCGAAAGCACCCAAACGTCACTCCTGGCCGCCGTAGACCTTGACGAACCGGAAGCCTGGACCATCGAATTCCCTACGGTCCCCAAACTGTATATCAGTTTCATGGGTTACGTCAAGAATTTCAAAGTCGGCGATGCTCCGGTTGACGGCGTGATGACATTCACGGCCGCCATTAAAGTCACCGGCAAACCCGAAATCCTTACCGACGAATCCGCAGGCCTCTCCACCCTGGTCCTGACCGGCTCCGACAGTGGCGCCCTGGATCTGATGCCGGCCTTCGACAACGGCGTTTACGAATATTTCGCCGTTGCTGCCAACGCAGACGAGACTGTCACCGTGACCCCGACTGGCGCGGATCACACTATCACAGTCAACGGCGCGACCGTCCCGACCAGCGTCGAATCCGGTCCGATTGCGCTCACAGCCGAGGAGACGACCACCATCACAGTCAAAGCGGCAGAATCCGGCGCGGCCCCGGTGACCTACGTCATTAAGGTCTACCGCGAGGGGGCGATCTAAATGAACGGAGTTGAGATCGAACTCGGAGGCAAGTCCCGGCGGCTGCGCTATGATTTCAATGCCATCGCCGACATAGAGCAGAAGGCGGGGCTCGGTATTGGTGCCCTGTTCGATGAGAACCGGGCGGGGCTTAATTCGCTCCGCCTGCTCATCTGGGGCGGGCTAAAGTGGCAGGAACGCGGCCTGACCGTCGAGCAGGCCGGGCAGATCGTAGGTGACTACCTGTCCGGCGGCGGCACATTAGAGGGGCTGATAGCTAAGGTGCAGAGGGCGTTACAGCTATCCGGCGTCATTGACTTCGGGGAGGCCAAAGAAGAAGAGGGAAACCTGACAGCGGAGACGGGATAACCGATCTCCGCCTCTCTGACAATATCCCTGAGAGAGAGAAGGCCGCATACAGGATCGGCTTGAAGCCCTGGCAATTCTGGCGGATGACACCGGCGGAATTCTTGCTTTACGCCGAAGGCTATCAATGGCGGGATGAGCAGGTGTGGCAGCGTACGGCCTGGCAGACGGCAAACTTGATGAACGTTTGGCTGGACAAAAAAGACCATGTCACCGTTGAGGATCTCCTGCCAAAGAAAAAAGAGCAGAAGAAAGAACCCATGAGCGATGAGCAGATGGCGCAGAACGCGCTGGCCTGGGCCATTGCCATGGGTGCAGTAGACAAGAGAAAAAGTAAGGGGGCGGTGTGATGGCCGAGAAAAAATTAATGGTCGTGATCGGCGCGAAGGCGTCCGAATTTAACCGGGTGATGGGCCAGGTAAAAAAAGACACCCGGGCGATCAGTAAAACCTTCACCGACGTTGGCCGCGATATGACCGCCGTTGGTAAATCCATGACCGCGGCCATCACCCTGCCCATTATTGCTGTTGGAGGCTTTGCACTTAAAACCGGAATCGAGTTTGAATCCGCCTTCGCGGGCGTCCGTAAGACCGTGAACGCAACCGAAGGGGAACTGGCAGAACTGTCGCAAGGTATCCGTAACATGGCGAAAGAAATCCCCGCCGCTGCCACCGAGATCGCCGGGGTTGCAGAGGCCGCCGGGCAGCTGGGCATTGAAACTGACAACATCTTAGGTTTTACCCGCGTCATGATTGACCTGGGCGAAGCAACTAACCTCTCTGGCGAAGAAGCCGCCACCGCCCTGGCGCGACTTGCCAACATCACGCAGATGTCACAGAAAGACTTCGACCGGCTGGGCAGCACCGTTGTGGCCCTGGGCAACAACCTGGCGACAACGGAATCCGAAATAGTGGAGATGGGCTTGCGGCTGGCCGGTGCCGGGAAACAGGTTGGCATGACCGAGGCGCAAATATTGGGCTTTGCCGGTGCCCTGTCGTCTGTCGGCATCGAAGCACAGGCGGGCGGCAGCGCATTTTCAAAAGTCATGGTCCAGATGCAGCTGGCAACCGAAAAAGGTGGTACGGCTTTAGAGGAATTTGCCGATGTGGCCGGGATGAGCGCGGAAGAATTTAAAAACGCATTTCAGGATGACGCCGCCGGGGCCATCATTGCGTTTATTCAGGGTTTGGGATCTGCCGAAGAACGCGGCATGAGCGCGATCAAGGTTCTGGACGACATGGGCATCAAGGAGGTCCGCCTTCGCGATGCTCTGCTCCGTGCCGCCGGTGCCGGAGATCTGTTTAACGAATCCATCGCCATTGGCACGCAGGCGTGGGAAGAGAACACGGCACTCACAGACGAGGCGCGGCAGAGATACGAGACAACCGCCAGCCAGATCGAAATACTGAAAAACAAGTTTACCGACCTGGGTATTGAGTTATACGACAAAATCGGCCCGGTGTTAAAAGACACCATTATCCCCATGGCGGACAAACTGATCGAGGCTATCGGCAAGCTGGTCAACTGGTTTACAAACCTTTCGCCCGCAGTGCAGAAATTTTTGATCATCGCCGCCGGTATCGCCGCAGCCCTTGGGCCGGTGCTGATTGTGGCTGGACAAATTGCCACAGCAATCGGCACCCTGATACCAATCATTTCCAAGGTGATCGCTGCGGTTAAGATGGTTGGTGCTGCCATCGCGGGCGTTGCAGGCGGTCCGGTGGCGCTGATCATCGCCGCAATCGCTGCCCTGGCCGTCATTGTCTTTTTGGTCATCAAATACTGGGAGCCAATCAAAGAATTTTTTATCAACCTGTGGGAAGGCATCAAAAACGTCTTTTCAGCCGTCTGGGAGTGGATCAAGGATCTGTTTTTGAAGTATCACCCGGTTGGCATCCTAATCACGCACTGGGAAGAGATAAAAGAATTCTTCGCCGGCCTCTGGGATACCGTCAAGGAATTGGCTGCCGCCGCCTGGGAATGGATTAAAGACCTATTCCTGCAGTATCACCCCATCGGCCTGGTAATCACACACTGGGAAACCATCAAGGACTTTTTCGCCAACCTGTGGGAACGGGTGAAGGAAATCTTCTCCGGTGCCATGTCCGCCATCGGTGGATTTATCACCGACAAGTTTAATGCCGTTGTTGGCTTTTTAACCGGCATCCGGGATAAGATCATCGGCGTATTCAACACCGTGCGAGACCGCATCAAATCCGCATGGGAATCCATTGTCGGTTCTATCAAGGGCGCGATCAACTCTGTCATCGCCGCTATAAACGGCATGATCGGGCGCATCAACGGGATCAGCGTCACCATCCCCGACTGGGTGCCGAAATTCGGAGGCAAGACCATCGGCTTTAACATCCCGAAAATTCCCTACCTGGCCGCGGGCGGTGACATCTTGAGGGCCGGAGCGGCCATCGTCGGAGAGCGCGGGCCTGAGATGGTTTACCTGCCGCAGGGTGCACAGGTGCGGCC